AGTAATCGCATTACTGCTATCGCTGGTGAGTCGAGCACTGGTAAAACTTATTTCTCGCTTGCTGTTGTCAAAAACTTTCTGGACACTAACCCTGATGGGTACTGCCTCTATTTTGATACTGAAGCAGCAGTCAATAAAGGATTATTGGAGTCTCGTGGAATTGATACGACACGGTTGGTTGTTGTAAATGTTGTAACAATCGAAGAGTTTCGTGGAAAGGCACTTAAGGCAGTTGATATATACCTTAAGACAAATGAAGCAGATCGCAAACCTTGTATGTTTGTATTAGATTCTCTTGGTATGTTGTCAACGGAGAAGGAGATAAGAGACGCATTGGATGATAAACAGGTTCGTGACATGACCAAATCACAACTTGTTAAGGGTGCATTCAGAATGCTTACACTTAAACTTGGTCAAGCAAATATTCCACTTATAGTTACAAATCACACTTATGATGTCATCGGATCTTATGTCCCGACTAAAGAAATGGGAGGAGGCAGTGGCCTCAAGTATGCCGCGTCTACGATCATTTATCTCAGCAAAAAAAAGGAAAAGGATAAGACAGAGGTTGTTGGAAACATTATTAAAGCTAAGACGGCTAAATCGAGGATCAGCAGAGAAAACAGAGAAGTAGAGATACGTCTATACTTTGATGAAAGAGGACTCGATCGTTACTATGGTCTTCTTGAATTAGGAGAGACTGCAGGAATGTGGAAGAATGTTGCCGGTCGTTATGAGATTGATGGTAAGAAAATATATGGTAAACAAATCTATGCAGAACCTGAAAAATATTTTACAGATGATATACTTAAGAAGTTAGACGAAACTGCACAGAGGACATTTTCATATGGAGAGAATTGAAACTACGATTCTTCGTAATCTTGTTTTTAATGAAGAGTTTGCTCGTAAAGCAATTCCATTTATCCAATCTGATTTCTTTGAGCAGAGAACTGACAAGATAATATTTGAAGAGATTGTTTCGTTTATCACAAAATATGATACATGTGTAACTCTTGAGGCACTAAATATTGAGGTTGAAAATCGAACAGATTTAACAGCAGAAGAAGTAAAACAGATTAATGATACTAGCAAAGATTTAAACAACTCACCTGTAGATAGTCAATGGTTATTAGATAGCACTGAAAAGTGGTGTCGTGATCGTGCGATTTATCTTGCTTTGATGGAGTCAATTCATATTGCTGATGGTGAAGATGGTACAAAAAATCGTGATGCGATTCCTTCTATTCTCTCTGACGCTCTTGCTGTTTCTTTCGATAACAATATTGGACACGATTACATACAAAATTCTGATGACAGATACGAGTACTACCACAGAACGGAAGACAAAATACCCTTTGATCTCGAATATTTTAATAAAATCACCAAAGGTGGTTTACCTAATAAGACTCTTAATATCGCGTTGGCTGGTACAGGTGTCGGGAAATCTTTATTCATGTGCCACTTCGCTAGCTCCGTGTTGTTACAAGGGAGGAACGTACTCTATATTACAATGGAGATGGCAGAAGAGAAAATTGCTGAACGAATTGATGCAAACTTATTAAACACCGCAATACAAAATCTTACTGATTTACCTAAACCAATGTTTGATAAGAAGGTTGCAAACATTGCGAAGAAGACTCAAGGTCAGTTAATCATTAAAGAATATCCTACAGCAGCAGCACATTCTGGACATTTTAAAGCATTGCTTAATGAATTGGCATTGAAAAAATCTTTTAAACCTGATATAATATTTGTAGATTACTTAAATATTTGTGCCTCCTCTAGATACCGTGCCAACACCGCAGTTAATTCCTACTCCTACATCAAAGCGATCGCTGAAGAACTTCGTGGTCTCGCTGTTGAAGCAAACGTTCCGATACTTAGTGCGACACAGACGACTCGTAGCGGGTTTGCTTCTTCTGATGTTGATCTCACCGATACCAGTGAATCCTTTGGTCTTCCTGCTACTGCTGATCTTATGTTCGCCCTCATCTCAACCGAAGAACTCGAAGGGTTAAACCAGATCATGGTCAAACAATTGAAGAATAGATATAATGATCCTACAATATTCAAGAGATTTATTGTTGGTATTGATCGTGCAAAGATGAGATTGTATGATTGTGAGCAGAAAGCACAAGAAGATGTACTTGACTCTGGGAACAAAGAGGACTATAATGAAGAAAAACCACCTAAAAAATCTTTCGCTGAATTTAAATTCTAATGACAAAACAAATTGACTTTGATAAGTATGCTATATTCGTGGATGGTGTCACATCCAATCCCAGTAAGGATTATAAATCTTTCATTGAGAGTCTTAGTGTTCTTGACGGACAGGGTGCCAATATTAATCGCCTTACCACTGCTGCTGTTGGGATTAGTGCTGAAGGTGGTGAGTTTATGGAGATCGTTAAGAAGATGGTTTTCCAAGGTAAACCTTGGACAGACGACAATCGAGAGCATCTTATTATTGAGTTGGGTGACGTTATGTGGTACGTGATGCAAGCATGTGCTGCCCTTGATGTTTCGATCGAAGATGTGGTCGCAGGAAACGTAGAGAAATTGAAGAAGAGATATCCGGGTGGAGAGTTTGATGTATATAAATCCGAAAATCGTGCAGCAAATGACAGATAAAGATACTATGATCACTGTATATCAGGCAGAGATTGAAGTTCTTCAGAATGAGAACACTCAACTAAAAGCACAGATTGCATTTTTGAAAGAGCAACTCACATATAAAACTTTTGGCAAACCATCTTATGATGATGAGTCAGATAAATAATTGAAGAAATTCAATTACGATGAGAGAACAAATCCTTAATGCACTTATTGCTCATGCAAAAGGTGATATTGAAAAACACAGAGCAAATGTTGAAGTTTATCTCACTAATCCTGCAGGGGTTGGAGAGCATACAGATATTCTAGAATCCATTGAAAAGGAACTAGACGCGATTGCAAAATATCAAGATCAGATTGATGTCATAAACAAATACTTTAAAAAGTAATGCCTGTCAGTAATAAAGATGTTGAAGTCTTAAGCGAAGCATTGTTTTGCTATTACTTTGCCATCTATAATAATAAGAAAGATAAAGAATTCAATCCTGCTGTTTGGAATAGGATTAAGAATCAAAGTGACTTAGTAGCATTCACTAATAAAATGGGTATCACCTCTATGGTGAAAAATGTAAATACTGATCCTGCATTTATATCAAGAATTCCTAAAGTCATAGAATTTCTTTATAATCGTAAATCATTTTGGGCAAACGCTTTAAAGTCTCAAATGGATGCATTTTTTTCTGATGGTGAAATTAAAAAGGGAAGTGGATATGTTATAATGAGGGCAGATATGATACCAAAAGATTACGATCCTTACATAGCATATAATCAATTATCATATCAGGTTAAAGGTAAATTAGGTTTTAGAGGGACAATCGATAAGGATAAGTGGAATCCATCTGACGTATGGATATTTACTAAAAGGTCTCAGGACTTACTAAGAAAGTTTATTGCATTGTTTAATAACCAGTTATTAAAACAACCTGAGTATTCCGTTAAAATGATGGAAAAATTAAATAACAGAATTCATATGTTATTTAAAAAAGGACTGTTATATCCAATATCACTAAAGGCACCAACTGGTAAAGCAAAAGTTGTTTTTGAAAATGATGTGACATCTGATCTTGTAAAGGTTGTAAAATATGATGAGATAGATTTTACTGATAATAATCAGGATGCAAAGATAAGATTTTCAGTTGATGAGGTAGATAAATCAAATGGTAAAATTAATCGTAGAGATTATATAAAAGGATTGATAAAAACAAAAACAGTTTTATCTGGTGGTGCAAGATTAGAGATTGAGGCTGGTGGTGCTGCACGATACGGATCTATGGGAACTGAAAACTATCAGTATTTGATAAGACAAACTGATAGTACAGGTATTGATTCGCTCAATAAAATAAGAGATAAAAAAGAATTTGTAGAATTAAAAAGAAAATACTGGTCTAAAACTAAGGGTGCACAGTGGTTAGCAAGAGCTGGATACGTGACAGAATTTAAAAGGGATCCAAAAAAATTTAGAGAAGAGATAGAACCTTATACTCAAGAATTGTTTAGACATATCAATAATAGAGATTGGGATTCAGCATCAATTGAAATGTCTGCAAAGAGTCCAGAAGAGGCATATCTAAATAAAACTCATGCAGGTGAGGTTGCTGTTGCAGTCGACGACATAACAAAAAAAATTATGAGAGATATAACAGTCGAAAATTTATTTAACTTAGCAGCATCACAGGGGTTTGGTGCCGGAGTATCGCAGTCACAATTAGAGACAAGAATGAGTATGCAGAAAGCAATGACTAAAGAATTGGGAGAAGAATTTAAAGGAGTTGAAGTTGATAATTCAAAAAAACTTTGGACTTCTTGTTTTTATTTGGTGCTAAAGTAATGTCACAGATCAAAGGAAAAACTTTAAAACAATTAATTGATGGTAATCGCACAAGCAAGATGCCACTCAAACCAAATGATATGTCAAATGGTAATAGCATATTAGGATTAGTTCTACAACAAGAGTTAAAACAAAGACGAATTGAAAAAAAGGTAGATTTGTTGCGTAGTAGTAAAGATAAAGTAGAATACTTTGATTATGATGAGAGTGTGATAAAAGAGGTGTCAAGCATTGTAATTGATTTAGAGAGAATATTTGGTAAGTATTCTGATAAGACCACACCAAAACAAGCATCAAGAGTTGTGCGTTTGGGAGATCAGAAAAAAACAGGTGCAGCAAAAGGTGTTGTCAACTTTAGAATACGAAGAACATCAACTGGAGGCACAACACCTACAGCGATACAAGAACGTGGATCTTCATTTATTTTTGATATGGTGTTGAGAAAAAATAAAAGATTTAAAAGTCCTCAAGATATTTTATCTGATAAAGAAATTTTTGATACTTTAAAAAATGATATTTTTCGTAACTATGAAGATAGAATAAACAACTGGGTTTATACTTATTATGAACAACAACGTAATTTTCTTCTCAAATATTCAAGCAATAAATGGGATAGATTTGTTTATGGTAATAAAAGTTTTGTTAAGTTTTTTGAAGATAACATCAAAAATATTTACTTATCTTTTGGTTCCTCAGACCCTAATAGACCACCAAAACAATTTCAAAAATATGAACAGTGGAACCCCGCTGACATCTATGCTGCCTTTGATATGCCAAAAATTAAAAGAGATTTGGATGATATTTTTAAAGGCGAGGAAAATCAGAAAGGTGTCAACTTGTTTCGATTAAATGGATATCTAATAGACCTATTAAATAAAAAACATTTAGTAGGTATATCTCTTAAGAAAATTAACGAACCAGATAAAGCTGAAATAGTTCTTAGAAACATTGATGCGGATTCATATTTAGATCCAAAGGTTGAAACAAAAAAATATAAAATGCAAGATATTGATTTTGTAATAGATGGTATACATGACGTTAAAAGGAAAGTTGTATCAACTTACATTAGATTTGGTGATGGTTATCAAATTGATGTAAAGGGGTCATCATCTAAATTTAATAATCTTGCTTTTGGTACTCTTATAAAAGCAAAGTCCGCTGCTCAAGGTGGTAATGCACCAATTGAGTTGCTAATAGGATTGATGAAAAAAACTGGTAATAATGTTAAATTTAAAAATAAAAATAGTGAGTACCCTACAAATATTGAAGAATTTTTTAATCCACCATCTACCATGTATAATGTTAAGGAGTATGAGAAATGGTTTGATGTTGTAAAAAAATATTTTAAAAACAAACCAAAATATGATGATTTTGAAGATTATATAACGAAACTATATCAAAGTGGTGATGGAGCGATAGCACAATCTAAATTGATGCAACTACATTTTTATTATGATTCCCTGAGAAACAATGCAACAAATGTTAAGTTTTGGTTAAAAATATTATATCTAGGTATGAAAATCGGAAAAAGATTTGCACCTCACGCAAAAATATACTAAAATAGAGATATGATTAACATCGATGAACTCATTCGATCCTTTGAATCGAAATCAACAAATAAAAAAGAAAAGTTTAATGACTTCCTATATTTCTGCTATCAAAATTTTGATAAATTAATCAAAGCAAAAAAGAACAAACGTAATAAACATAAATATAAAGATATGAGACAAAAGTTAATTAATTATCTGATCGCAAATGAGAGAACGGTCACGATGAAACTTTGCCG